GTGGAAGCCGTGGACGCAAGCAAGCCGGTTCACATTCTGTTTGGAACCGTGATTTCCGCTTCCCCGCTGAAAATTCAGGTTGACCAAAAGGCCATTTACACAGAAAAAATGCTGGTGTTGGCCCGGAATGTCACGGATTATGAAGTGGATATGACGGTAAGCCACCAGACTGTTACAATCAGCCACGGCCACCCGGTTACAGATACTTATACCGGGGGCGGCACCGCTGAAGATGTTGACCACAACCACCCCATCAAAGGGCGGAAGAAGTTCAAAGTCCACAACGCCCTTGTGGTTGGGGATCGGGTGGTTATGGCCCGAATTCAAAAGGGCAAGAAATTCTTGGTGCTGGATCGGATTGCGCCGAACCCGGCCCTGAAGGGGGAATGGGCATGATTCCACAGGTTCAAGACGATCTGAAGCAGGATTTCACCTTTACCACCCTTCCAAGCCGCACATTCAAAATGCGTCATGATACCAAAACCATAACCGGCACCATTGATGAAGTAAGGGCTGTGGAACAGGCGGTTTTCCTGATCTTGAATGTGGAACGGTATGAATGGCTGATTTATTCTTGGAACTATGGTTTTGAGAAGAAAAGCCTGATTGGTAAGCCGGTTGATTTTTGCATTCCAGAAATTGAACGGCGGGTAAAGGAAGCATTGCTTCAGGATGATAGGATCACCGCCGTTGAAAATTTTCAGTTTGAAGTGAACAAGAAAAAGGTGCTGACCACTTTCACGGTGATCAGCATTTTTGGCCCCATTTTTACGGAAATGGAGGTGGAAACCTGATGTATGAAAATATCACCTATGCGCTGTTGTTGAACCGGATGCTGGAAAAGGCCCTGTCCATCAACAACAATCTTGATACCCGTGAAGGTTCTCTGGTGTGGCTTGGCAACGCCCCCGCCGCCGTGGAACTTCAAAACCTGTATATCCAGCTTGATACCGTCCTGAATGAAACCTTTGCGGACACAGCAAGCCGGGATTACCTGATTTTGAGAGCGGCGGAACGGGGCCTTTCCCCTTATGCGGCCACCCCCGCTGTGCTGGAACTGTCTATTACCCCGGTCAGCCTGACACTTCCCCCGGACACCCGTTTTTCTATTGGTGATCTGAACTATTATGTGTCCGCTGAAAAAGGGAATGGAAAGTATGAAATCACCTGTGAAACGGCGGGAGAAGTTGGAAATGACTATGGGGCCACGGTTATTCCCATTGAGTATGTGGAAGGGCTTGAAACCTGTACCATTACCGCTTTGCTGATTCCCGGTGAGGATGAAGAAGATACTGAAGTTTTCCGTCAACGGTATTTTGACAGTCTGAACGCACAAGCATTCGGCGGCAACCAGATTGACTATATCGAAAAGGTGAACGCCATTCCCGGTGTGGGCGGGGTGAAGGTTTACCGGGCTTGGAACAGCGATATTCGCCCCGCTGAACTGGTTCCCCCTGAAGGAACAAGCGAATGGATCAGCGGCCTTTCCGGTGTGCCTGAAGCCGTGAAATCTTGGCTTGATGCCGTGTATGCCGCCGCAAACAATAACAAGCTGACAGTGGGCGGAACGGTCAAGCTGGTGGTGATTGACAGCACCTTTGCGGAGCCTTCAGAACCTTTGGTGGAACTGGTGCAGACCACCATTGACCCCTTGCAGAACGCCGGGGAAGGCGTGGGTATTGCGCCCATCGGCCATGTGGTGAAGGTGTACGGGGTGGAGAATGAAACCGTGAACCTGTCCTTCACGCTGACCTATCAGCAGGAATGGAGTTGGGAAGATGTAAAAACCTATGTGGAAACTACCATCAAGGCATATTTCACGGAACTGGCCCAAACATGGGCGGATCAGGAACAACCCCTTGTGGTTCGTGTCAGTCAGATTGAAAGCCGCCTGTTGGCGGTTAGCGGGATTCTGGATATTGCTGATACGAAAATCAACGGAACAGCGGCCAACTATGAACTGGCCCTTGATCATATCCCGGTTCTTGGTACTATTACCCCGGCAACCGGTAAGCAGAGCGCATAAAGGAAGGTGATTGAATGGATCGCAAGCTAATCAATTACCTTCCTTATGTTGTCCGGGATTATGCGGAATTTCAAGGGATTACCGGAGCCGAGCAACCGGAGTTTGAAAACGCATGGGCGGCGGTGGATGATCTTCTGAATAATCAGTTCATCAAAACCGCTGGAAATCTTGGGTTGTCCAGATGGGAAAAAATCTTGGGTATCACCCCAAAAGGAACAGATACCTTGGATGATCGCCGCTTCCGGGTGCTTACCCGCCTGAATGAAGAACTGCCCTATACCTTGCCACAGTTGCGGGTGATCTTGGAAAGCCTTTGCGGAGCCGGTAACTATTCGGCTGATGTGGCAGATTACACCCTTTTGGTAAAGGTGGGTGTGGCCGCAAAGAAAAATTTCCAAGATGTTCAAACCTTGCTGAAAAGAGTTGCCCCAGTCAACTTGGTTTTGGTAGTTCAACAGTTGTTCAATATTCACCAAGTATTGGGCGGGTTTACCCATGCCCAACTTGCTTGGTACACCCATTCTGAAGTAAGAACAGAAGAACTTCAAACCCATGAATGTACCCCACACAAAACACTTCGGCCCTTCACCCATGCCCAGCTTGGAGGGCTGGAAAACAAATCTATCAGAAAGGAAATGACAGATGGCACAGTTCACACCTAATTATGATCTGGTGAAACCAGCCCAAGAAGATTTCTACAATGTGGACGATCAGAACCGCAATATGGATAAAATTGATACGGCCCTAAAAGCCCATGATGATTCCTTGGCCGGAAAAGCGGATCTTGGGGAAGATGGTAAGGTGAAGCCTGAACAGCTTCCCGATTCCAGTTCTGACCCCACAGAAGCGATTGAAGAAGCCATTAACACCCACAATGAAAGCCCTTCCGCCCATGCTGATATTCGGGAAACTGTGAAAGAAGCCCTTTCCGCCGCACAGACCGCACAGGAAACGGCGGATTCGGCCTTGGAAGCTGTGTCAGGGTTGATTTATACCATTGATGTTGTTCCGTCGCAGAACGGCACCCTAACCTATAATGGCGGGGAACAAAGCCCGTCTTGGAACAGCTACAACCCGGAAACTTTGACCCTTGGCGGAACCACAACCGCCACCAATGCGGGAACTTATACCGCCACCTTCACCCCCAAAGGAAAGTATAAGTGGACAGATGGAACGCAGACCCCCAAACAGGTAACTTGGACAATCAACAGGGCCACGGTTTCTGTCCCTTCTCAAAGCGGAAGCCTTACTTATACCGGTTCCACTCAAAGCCCGACTTGGGCCGGTTATGACAGTTCTAAAATGACCATCGGCGGCACTACCAGCGGCACCAACGCTGGAAGCTATAACGCCACTTTCATCCCCGGTTCTAATTACCAATGGACGGATGGGGGAAGTGCGGAAAAAGCCGTTGCTTGGACGATTGGAAAGGCCACAGGAAGCCTTTCTTTGAACAAATCTTCCATTTCCCTGAATGTTTCCAAAATGTCTGACACAATCACCGTGACCCGCCCCGGCACCGGCGCAATCAGCGCCGTGTCCAGCGCCCCCAGCGTGGCTTCTGTGAGCGTTTCCGGGAATGTGGTAACTGTTACCGGCAAGGCAAAAGGAAACGCCACAATTACCGTCAGCGTGGCCGCAGATACCAACTATACTGCCCCGGCTGATAAAACCTGTTCCGTTAATGTCACGCTTCCCACGAATACCCTGAATGATAACGATTGGGCCACCATTAAACAAGTCAGTGATTCCGGTAAGGGTTCCAGCTATTGGGCGGTTGGTGATATGAAGTCCATTCAGATCAACGGCAAGGTTGGGAACTTCACTTTCTCCAATCTGACCATCAACACCTTCATTTTGGGCTTCAACCACAACAGCGGCAAGGAAGGGAATAACAAAATTCACTTCCAGATTGGCAAAATCGGCACCACAGCGGTTGCCCTTTGCGATAGCCAATATAACAGTAATCAAAACAACAATGGCTATTTCAATATGAATCCTAATAATAGCAATAGTGGTGGTTGGAAAGAAAGCTATATGCGGAAAACGCTGTTGGGCAACACCGGCACACCCACAAGCCCCCCTTCCAATTCGCTGTTGGCGGCTTTGCCTTCCGCCTTGCGGAATGTGATGAAGCCTGTAACCAAGTACACGGATAATATGGGCAACAATACCGGCAATACCCAAAGCAATGTGACCAGCACCACCGATTACTTGTTTTTACTGGCTGAATATGAAGTGTTCGGTTCCAGAAGCTATGCAAATAGCTATGAACAAAATTATCAGGTGCAATATGATTATTACAAAGCTGGTAACAGCAAAGTAGCCAATAATCACACCAGCACCGCCTCGGCGGTGTGGTGGTGGTTGCGTTCCCCTTGTTACACCAATAACATTTTCTGCCTTGTCAACGACGGCGGCAACCACAACAGTAGCTACGCTTACTACTCGGCTGGCGTGCGGCCCGGCTTTGCTGTCTAATCCCCCGCAGGATTATCCCGGCCCCATCCCGCCCCCGCAAGGGGGCGGCTTCGCCGGGTGAAAGGGAAATAAAAAAATATTCGGCGCGTAAGCGCCGACGCGATTTTTGAAAAATTGCCTTTTTCGTTCAAAGTGCTATCACTTACCTGTCTTTAGAGCGCATACACAAACCGAAAAACGCCATACAATAATCTTATGCAAAATTTTTGGAGGTTATAGGATGGCGACCAATAAGCGGGTTTTTACCTTGCGATTATCAGATGAAGTATTTGACAAAATCGGGGCGCTTGCAACCCGTGATCATCGGTCAATAACCAACTACATTGAATATGTGCTTCTAAAGCACTTGGAAGATGTAGAAAGAGAGCAAGGCCCGATTGAAATTGACAACACACCAAGAGGGGTGTAACCGTGTCCGTACTGAAGCAAAAGCGAACCACAAGTAAGGCTGAATTCATCAATACAGCTAACCAAATCTATGTTGAAACCATCAACTTTCTCACCCGCCTTTCCGCCCGGTATTCCCGGCTGATTGCGGAGCCAATCGCAAAGCTGGCCGGTGAGATCATAGACCATGCGGAAAAGGCCAACAGCATTTTTCCTTCAGACCAACAGCGGGTGAGTTTGCGGAAGGCGCATTTGCTTGAAGCAAGGGCTTCCCTGATGGCGCTTGATGTTCGCCTAACCCATGTTTATCTGATTTTGAACCAGAACCCAGAAGGGGCCTTTACTACTTCCAAGGGAAATGCAGTCAAATCACAAGACGCAATGGAAAAATTGGATAAGATGGCGCAAAATCTTGGTGAACTGATCGACAAAGAAAACGAACTTTTGAAAGGGGCCATTAAGAATGTAGGTTCAAGATTGAAAACTTAACTTCAAAAAAAATTAGGTGTATCTCTGTTAATGTGACCTCGGCGGTGTGGTGGTGGTTGCGTTCCCCTAATTACAACAATAACAATTTCTGCAATGTCAACAACAACGGCAACAACAACAATAACAACGCTTACTACTCGGCTGGCGTGCGGCCCGGATTTTGCGATTGCGAGGTCAAATGGAGTAACAGAAACCCGGCTTTTGGATTTCAGGTGAAAGACGACCTTCGCAAAAGGAGAGATACTTCCTTGGGTAGCCAATCCCTAAAACTGCCCTTTGATGCCCTTACACGGACGCTTCTTGCATGGTGGGGGATCGTGCCATATCCCATTTCATGTGCAAGGGCAAAGCAGATTAGACGGCACCCTACAATTTATCTGTACGAAAGGCGAATACTTATTTTTATGACAAGCCAAGAACGGCATGAAGCAAGATACCAGCGCCGCAAAGCAAAGCGGCAAGCGAGAAAACAGGCCCGGTGTAATGCCCTTGGGCCTATGGAAAAGATCTTTTCCTATCGCAAAATGTTCTTCTATGGGAAGAAGTGCTGTAACGGGGTACGGTGGAAACAGAGTGTTCAGAACTTTGAAGGACACCTGTTTTCAGGAACGGCCAACAGACGGCGGAAGGTTTTGGATCAAAACTGGAAGCCTATGAAATGTACCCACTTCACCTTATGTGAGCGGGGCAAAGTACGGCCCATAGATGCACCCCATATTACAGATCGACAAATCCACAAAGCCCTTTGTAATGAAGTTCTGACCCCTTTATATGGCCCCTGTATGATTCACGACAACGGAGCAAGCCAAAAGGGGAAGGGCCTTCACTGGCACTTCCGCCGCCTGAAGGAACAGCTTCATTGGCATTACCGGAGGTATGGCCGGGAAGGTGCGGTTTTGCTGTTGGATTTGAAAGGCTTTTTCCCGAATGCGCCCCATACGCTTCTGTACCAACGGCACCAAGAACTAATTCTAAACCCCAATCTTCGGGCCTTGGCTGATACCGTAATACAGAATTCCCCATGCCCGACACCGGGCCGGGGATTGCCCTTGGGAGTGGAACCATCACAGCAAGAAATGGTTGCCTTACCCAGCGCAATAGATAATTGGATTAAATGTCAAGCCGGGGTTCACTGTTTCGGCCACTACATGGACGATTATTATTTAATCTTTCCTGATGTGGAAGCCCTGAAGAAACTTGGGCATGAGGTTGTTCGGCGGTTTGAAGCTCTCGGAATTCGAGTGAACAAACGGAAGTGTAAGATCATACCCCTGACAAAGCCCTTCCGGTTCTGTAAAGCAAGATTCACGCTGACGGAAACCGGGAAGATCAAAGTGAACGGGAACAGGGATGGTGTGAAACGGGCAAGGCGAAAGCTGAAGCTGTTCCACCGGGAATTTCTTGAAGGGAAGCGGTTATTATCAGAAGTTGAACAGTTTATGGAATGCCAAACCGCCTATTACCGGAACTTCAATGACCACGGAAGATTGTTGCGGTTAAGGCGGCTATATCATGCTATCTTTTTCGGAGGTGCAAAATGTATAGGATCATCAAAGACGGGGCCAACATTGGCTTGACCGAAAATCTGAACTACATTAAACAGGCCGAAAATGGTTGCTATGTCCTTTGCCCGGAGCATGATGCTTCGGGCATTGTTTTTGCCGGGACTGTGTACCATTTGCTTGGCCGGGATACTTTGGACGGGGTTGAAACCGTCAGTTTGGAAGAAGCTGATGGTGGTATGGAAATCATCAAGGCCACTGAAGCTGGTGGAATCGTGTTCGTGACTATGGCGGAAGCCGGGAACATTGATCCTGAAACAGCGGCGGAACACGCAGATTTGTTTGCTGAATGGGCTTACCCTGTGGCCTACAAAACCGGCCAAATCCGCCGTTATAAAGGAACCCTTTACAAGTGTGTTCAGAACCATACTTCCCAAGCTGATTGGACACCTGACACCGCTTCCAGCCTGTGGAGCAAAACCAGTGATCCCGCTGAAGAATGGCCTGAATGGTCGCAACCCGTAGGGGCGCATGATGCTTACCCCAAGGGGGCAAAAGTAAGCCACAATTCCAAGCATTGGATTTCTACGGCGGAAAACAATGTTTGGGAACCCGGTGTATATGGATGGGAGGAAGTAACCGATGCAGTATGAAAACTACCTTGCACGAAAAAGGGCAAGGTTTGAAGGTATTTGCGGCCTTGTGAATATTCCCTATGGAACCGCCCTGACTGTTCAGGACGGTTTTATTATGTGGAAAGGTCAACAGGTTTGTGGGATCACCAGCCAAAACGCCTATGATTACTTCACCCAAAACGATGATGGCCGGGGAAAGGAACGGGGCGAATTGGTTTCTTCCATTCTTCTTTTGCTGGAACGGCGGGATAACGGGTATCAGAGCCGGTGGGATAAGGTTTGGGCGGATGCCCGTTGCCAACAGTACAAGCGCCCGGATCACGATGATCATTGGATTTGGAACTTTGAGTTCTATAATGCCCCGGTGGAGGATTTGAAGCACATTTTCAATCTGATCAGAAAGGGGTGAACGGGGAATGACGGTTTACCAATGGTTGTGCTTGCTTGGCATTCCGGCTTTGATTGCGGCGGCTTTCAAATACCTGTATAGCCAAATCAAACACAATTCTGAAGATTCCAAAGCCCTGAAAGCGGGAATTCAGGCACTTTTGAGGGCGCAAATGATCAGTGATTTCAATAAATATTCCGAAAAGGGATATGCCCCGATTTATGCACGGGATAATTTTGAAAACTGCTGGAAGCAATATCATTCATTGGGGGTGAATGGGGTAATGGATGATCTTCACATGAAGTTCTTGGAACTTCCTACTGATGCCCCGGAAGCATGAGCCGGGTAAAGAAAAAGCCGAAAAAAGAGTTTTCCAAACTGATCTTGATTTGTGCGGGGGCCGTTACTGTGTTGGTAACGGCCTTCACTTTTATCATGGTTTGGAGAACCAACGATCTTTCCCCATTGGCCTATCTGATCCCCGCTGTCTTTACTGAATTAGGGGTTGGAACCGGGTTTTACTATTCCAAAGCCAAGGCAGAAAACCGGATCAAATTGCGGAAGATGTACGGCCCGGAAATCTACAACGATACAAAGGAGATGTGAACCATGCTGGAAGCTATTATGAACAACCTGATCAATATTGGGTGGGCAATGCTGATCTTCTTGGCGGCGTACCTGTCCAATGTGGCCTTTTCCCTGTACTACAATATCAAAATTTTGCTTCAGCCTTTTGACCGGGAAAAAGCAATCAATTCCGCCCTGAAGGTTGCGGCCTTCGTGGTGGGGCTGACTTTGCTTTGTGTGAGCATTACCACTCTTCCCCTGTACGCCAATCAGGTTGGTTGGGCAATCCCGGAAGAATATGCTGATATGTTTGCTGATCTGGTCATTATTGGGGCGGTTCTGATTGTGTCCTGTAAGTACATTGTGGAAGCATTCACTAAATTCAAAGCTATTTTGGAGGTGACACCTAAAAATGAAATTGGTGCAAAGTATCCTGACGAAAAATGATTGCTATAAGAGCGGCAGGAAGATCACGGTGAAAGGGCTGATGCTCCATTCCGTGGGCTGTCCCCAGCCTAACGCTTCCGTGTTCGTGAAGAATTGGAATCGTTCTGGCCTTGAAGCCTGTGTGCATGGGTTTATTGACGGGAACACCGGCACCGTGTATCAAACCCTTCCTTGGAACCACCGGGGCTGGCACGCTGGCGGAGCCGCTAACAACACCCATATTGGGGTTGAAATGTGTGAACCGGCCTGTATCAAGTACACGAGTGGGGCAAACTTCACTTGTTCCGATCTGACTACTGCAAAGGCCGTGGCAAAAAGAACCTATGAAGCGGCTGTGGAACTGTTCGCTTCCCTGTGTAAGCAATACGGCCTTGATCCCATGAAGGATGGTGTGATCATTTCCCACCGGGAAGGTTGCGCCCGTGGCCTTGCGTCCAATCATGGTGATCCTGAACACCTGTGGAACCAGCTTGGAACGGGGTACACCATGAACGGCTTCAGAAAGGCCGTACAAGCCGCCATGAAGGGCGGGGGTGTAACTACTACCCCCAACACCGAAAAGCCCGCCACGGGCGGCACAGGGGCCACAGTGAAGCCCTATTTGGTGCGGGTAACAATCCCTGATCTGTATATCAGGAAAGGCCCCGGCACCAACTACGGGAAAAATGGCTTCATCAAGCCCGGTGTTTATACCATCGTGGAGGAACGAACCGGGGCCGGTGCTTCCAAGTGGGGCAAGCTGAAAAGCGGCGCTGGTTGGATCAGTCTTGACTACGCAAAAAAGGCGTGATACCGTGTTATTAGTTTGTTACTACCGCCCCCGATTTACCCCACTTCCTATGGGCTGAAATGTTCAGTATTTGGGTGCTTCGGAGCGTTGCAGAGCATACTAATTCATGGTACAATGTCGAAAACCACACACTGAGGTGAGAGACTATGAAGGATTGGGACGCCCTCTATGAGGAGTGCATCCACTGTCAGAAGTGCGGCCTGGCGGAGACCCGGACCAACGTGGTGTTCGGCGAGGGAGCCAGGGACGCGGAGGTCATGTTCATCGGGGAGGGCCCCGGCGAGCAGGAGGACCGCACCGGCCGGCCCTTTGTGGGCCGGGCGGGCCAGCTGCTGGACGATATGCTGGCCATGATCGACCTGAAGCGGGAGAAGGTGTTCATCGGCAACATGGTTAAGTGCCGCCCGCCCCAGAACCGGGACCCCCTGAACATCGAGCAGGAGGCCTGCATCGGCTATCT